TGAATAACCGACTATTAACCCGTCGAAGATTAGTATTGGAGCGCCCACAACGTCGTCGCTGCTGTCAATGACCGCCCGATAAATCTTAGCTGGCACGTCAATATAATCATCGCCCAAGAAAATAGCGATATAGGTCTGCTCAACCCCTGAAAGCGTGATCGATAAACTATTAACCCGCAAGTCAGAAGTCTCGCTAACGTCACTCACGCCCATAAAGTGAGGGCTGCTAACCCAGTTCGTTGACAAAGCAGACAGGTTTCTATCCCAATCAGTCAATCGGATCACGCTGTCAAAATCAAATTGGATCAGCGTTGCAAGGTTAAAGTTATCTTCACCAATTGCCGTGATCGTTGCTGCGTCAATAGTCCGAGTCATTAAACGGCCTCGATCATGTCAATCTCGTAATCAACGAGCGATGCTGAGCCAAGGTTAAATTCTTGCACGTCATTATTTAGCCGAACGGTAAATGGCACGCTGTCAAAGGTCACTGCGTTATCGTTAGGCACTGCAACTCGTAGCGCTGGCTGGATAGATATATTGCCATCGCCAGCCCGATCAGCCGTTAGCATGTAAACTTTGCTGTGATTGGCAAATTTAACCATGTCGCCAGCTTTGAGCGTTCCAGTTACTCCGTCCACGCCCACAGTTGTAGCGCCTATATCCGCCGCTCCATTGACCAAAATAGTTCCGCTGGCATCGCCTGACTTGCTGCTGATCTGAGGCAATACAATCGTGAAAGTCTCGGCTGACCCACGCTGCGCCATAGTGAATACCAAAATAGGCGCAAATTCTGAACGGGTCATTCTTGTATATTGAGCGCTGAACTCAAATCGTTGACCGCCAATGTTCCTGACTTGCGTCCTGCCTGAGATGCTTTGGCTTGACAGGTTATAATTGACGCTCCTGAAACCTATGGTGCTAAATATCGGTGTTGTTGGGTATGTTCCGCTCATGCTATTGACACCCTGCCACGGTCATTAACCGCTTGGTTAATCATTGAAATTATCTGGCCTCTGCGAGATTGCAGCAACCTGTCAAAGCCAGCGGTATCGTTTGCTTGGATTGCAAAATTGACATTGACTTGGGTTTCGTTGCTGCTGTTCGTGCTGCTCATTGCAGCCTTCAATTGATCGTTGCTCGATATACGACCTGATCCGCCCATTGTAAGCAATTCTGGGCCTCTCTCGCCGACTAAATAGCTTTCGCCACCCCTTACTTGCCCACCTAATGCTCGGCCTGTTAATCCTGCTACGGTTTGCCCTGCAATAATACCAACGGACGCATAACCCAAGCCCCTGATAATGTTTGAATATGGAAGTCCAGCGACTGGCCCAAGTCCAAGTGGTGGTGGCGCTAATGCAGCGGCTGCTGACGTTTCTGTTGCCATTATCGCTTGAGCAATTGCCAAGCCTTGCTGTGCTGCGAACATAGCTTTATATGCTGCGGATTCTTTTCCGAACCCTTGCTCGATTATTGCCAAAGATTGATTAGCGAACGAGCTTGCTTGGCCAAGAATGTTTGAGTTTAATTGGCTCCTTATCTTTTCTTTTTCCGCAGCCTTTCGGGCTTCTTCTTCTATTTCTTTGTTATTAAGTTCTTTTATTTCTGCCTGTGCTTGCTGGATAATGTTGTTTCTTGCAGCCCAATACGCTTGTTCGCCTTGTAATTCTTTCACTTTAAGCTGGTCAAGCTCGTCTAGTTGGTCTTTTGCTTGCTCTCGGATTGCCGACCGCTCATCAAGCCCGTTTATTTCAATTTGACGCAATCGGCTTGCGCCCTGCGTTCTAAGGTTGTCTATCCTTGCTTTTTCTGCTTCTGCCTCGGATTCGTCTTTTTGTTCTTGTTCCCTTTTTAGTCTAATCGACTCTCTTAACTCTGCGTTTAATTTTAACTTTTCTGCCAATGCCTGAGCATCAGCACCAGTCGCCCCAGCTTGTTGAGCTTGATATAAGTAAAGAGCATCCCCAGTCAGTTGCAGCAATTGCGCTTGCTCATCAACTTTTGCGTTAAAATTTTCCAACCTAACACTGGCGGCTTTATCTTCTTGGGCTTTATCTTTTAATGCCTTTTGTTCTCTTTCATGCGCTTCAATTTTGTTATAAAGCAAGTGGATTCTATTGACGTCTTCTTGTGATGCCCCAGCGTTTACAGCTTCAAGAATTGCAACTTGCCTTGCAGTTAAGCCCAAAGTATTTGCTTGTTCTTGCAGTTTTGTTATCAAGTTTGACGTTGTATTTGAAGTGCTGTCTAGCGAAGACTCTAACGATTCAATTGTCCCCCTTGCTATTTCAATTTGCGCCGCCATCTCAGCGGTTCGTTTTGTAAATTCTGCTTCTGTTTCGGTGTACCTTTTAACCCCATGAACTGCGTCAAAATACTTTCGTTCTGCTCCCGCTAATTGCTCTTGCAGATTAATTAATGCTTCTTTTTGTTCGTCTATTTTTTCAGTGATGATAAGGCGCTGGTATTCTTGCTGCGCTGCGCCAAGGCCAATAATGTCGTCAGCAACTTCATTGGCTTTTTCTTTTAGTTCTTCCATCGCCGCTGTGGTTCCAGTTAAGGCGTTATATAAAACACCCCCTAGAATTGCACCGAAGGCAATCAAAGCACCAGCTACAGCTCCGCCTGGCCCAAAGGCTGAAGCTAATTGCGGCCCCTGTTGGCCAAGAATAACGAAAGCATTGGTGCCCATTTGGGCTTGGACTGCAATATCTTGCAACTGATAGGAAACTTGCTGAGTCGACCCCCTCATCGCTTTAAAGTTGCCTTGCACAACTTTTGCTTTTTGCCCGACTTGCTGAGTTTGATTAGCTGTTTTGCCAGCTTGCTCGCCAAGATTTTTCAAATCCTTTTCGGTCTGCTTTACGCCGTCCGATTTGACTTGAACTACTAAGGATGCTACGTCAACCATTTGATTGAGCCTCTTGATACGAGAGCTGATCCAATTCTCTTATCAGATCAACTTCAAATGCGGTTAAATCGCCATAAATGTCCATGTACGATTTGATTTGATTATAGCTAATGGCTCCTTCACTTGCATTTTTTAATGACACAAACAAAGCCCACAAGTAAGCCAGCTCAGACCTCAACTCTGGTCGTTCTGCTAATTGCTTTGGCGGCTGACCAATTGACTTTTCTATTTGCTTGAGGTTTTGTAATCGGCTGACCTTTGAGCCTTTGTCGTATCCAGCTGCCCAGAACTGCCATTTGGCATAGGCGGATAACTCTTTGGTCAACCCTTCGTAAAATTTACCCTGTCAGCTACAAATCTATCAACTTGGCTCGCCACGTTTGGCGCGTTCTCATACAATCCTTTGGCGGCTTCAGGGCTAAATTCAACGGTATCTTTCCCGCTCTTTAACCCACGCCAACCAATTGTGACTGCCGTTAGCAAATCAATCTCGCCACCTTCTTCATCGTTTAGCAGCTTGCGGTGATACTTCCTGACCGCTTCACGATATGCCTTAGAATCAACCCCTTTGACCTTTATGTAAAAGTCTGTGGGTTCATTGTCGGCGGGGCTTTTGATCTGGATCTCGGCCCCATCTTCGTGTGCTTCTAATGTGTAAAGATTCTTTACGTCCACGCGACTCTCCTCGCTTTAATTCCGTTATGCGTCGTCTCTTGTGATCTTTAATTGGCTGCCAGTGGAAGCGTCATACAAAGCAATGAAGTCTAAAGTGACCGTGATTGCGCCAGGCCCACCCACTTCAGGGTTGCCGCTGTTGTACTTGATGTTGGGCAGATCAAAAATGTAATCATTGCCAGCAGCATCGGTCAGCGTGAACTGCATACTTGAGGCGGTTTCGTTGATGAATTTATCAATCAGAGTTGTGTCTTCAAAGTATGCCGTCACTGAACCCGTTACCGTTGACTTAGCCAAAGGCGGCTGAAGCGTTGTAGCGTCCCCGATAACGTATTGTGACTCCATGCCGTTATCAATGTTCAATTCAAGCGCTGTAACAACCGCAATTGCTGATCCGCCTTCAGTAATTGATCCTGTGAAGCTGTCAAACGGAGCGGTGGTCGTTTCGGCACTATAGGTTGCGCCACTAATTGCAGCAGCAGAAGTGGTCAAGTCTTTGCCGATGACTCCAAACGAACCCGTGACCATTGAGTTAGGCGCTACCGATAAGCTCATAGTGTTGAATGAGCAGCCAGTGGATCGAATGTACTTGCCAATATCTTCGTGATGCCGTTCGATAGTAAATGATCTGGCAGTAGAACCGACCAACAAAACCTCTGGGTCGCCATCTGAAGTCCAAGTGCCGCAAGCAACTGCTTCGATTAAATCATTGAACGAGTCATAAGAAAGCTCAAAGTTAATATCACCTGACACGCTTTTGTTCCCATGTCGGAAATGAGCAATCTGTCGGTCTTCTCTGAGTTCTTCCGATTCAATCGCATCTTTAGACAACCCAAGGGTCGTTCCAGTATGTCGAATCGGGGTGAATGCTGGCGTTGCTGGAGTCGTGCCAAAAGTAGTTTCGGCAATGTAAGCCATGTCGTGCCGTGAGCCTGTTGCAATTGTCATAAGTTACCTCGGGGCTACATGAGCCATATAGTTGATTGAAACTGAGATGACATATCGGTCATCGTCTATTATTCCCGCATTGCGCGAAACATTACCCAAGCGCACAGTGACCCCATTATATACCAAGTCAGTGCCTCGTTTAAAATGATCCGCAATAGCATCAGCTTTCACCTCTGCTGGCCCTCTACCTTTCCCCGCTGGTGCAAAAACGTCCACCTGATAAATACCAAGGTGCTCGTCTAAACCGTTTGACCCCAACCCAGCTTGCTCTGTTCCTGCGGGCAAATTTGTTCCCCGTAAATACAGCGTTGCCTTTGTAGGCTTGAATACTGTGCTAGGCCAAGCAATAGGTGAAGAACCTGACAGCGTGTTTAATCTGCTGTCGAGCGCTGCGCTAATGTCTGAAAATGTTGTCGTCATTTGGGTAGCTTCGCTATTGCCTTTTGTATTGCTTCTTGATATCTGGTCATGCTAACTCTAACCATGCCTTCAGGACGTTGCTGACGGCTCCATCCTAAATACTCCACCCTGTAAGCATACGGCAGGTTGTTCGATATATAAATGGTGTCATCTACAACGCTTTGGTTTACCACTCCCGTCATCTCGCTAATTGTGCCGCTGCCGCCAGAATCTATTGTGTTGGTTGCGCTTTTGATTGGCGAATTTAATGACGCTTGCCAATTGCCTCGCAACCTTCCGCCTACATATCCTGGAGGTGGCGGGCTTTTCCATAAACTAGGATTACCAACTGGAGTCGCCTTAATTATCATCCCAAACAATTCAATTGCCGCAGCCTGTTTTACATCATTGACGTTGCGCTTGGTCTTCTCTGCAAACTCCTTAATGTCTAAGCTGAACGTCATAATATACATCCGTTCCAGATGGAGAAACCGTCCGAACATCCATGACTCGATAATCTACTGAATCAAAGCTGCAATTGTCGTCAATTTGTGGCGCACCGTTCCCAGCCTGAAAGACTAACCTAACATCATTCCGCTGGATTGTTTCGCCGTCAATTTCGCCTTTGGTAAAGTTTAATCTTGCGCCTTTGCCCGTCACAGTAACCGTTGAGCCTCCGCTATACGTTCCCGTTGCTGGATCAAACGTGCTGCTTCCCGTCCTAGTGAACGTGGCAGTTGCGCCAAACTGAGTTATCAGGCTGGTCGCTGTACCTTTAAGGGCTACATAATCAGGCACGATACACCTTATAAGGGTTGACTAACAGCTTTCGTAATTTAGCCTCAGCAGCGGTCAGGTAAGTATCTGGCCTTGCTCCAACCGCATACTCAACCTCAAGATCGCCTACCTTTTCTCGTTTGGTCTCGCGGCCTAAGTTAGCTAACGGATCAACACCGCCGTCTATGGCTATGCAGATCTCCATCTCAGCCTGTTTGAGCAGAGTTGGGATCTCGTCTGAGTCAACGTAATACGCATCCACTTCAACCCCGAAACGGGGCCATTGGAGCGCTTGGTCAATGTCTGACTTAGTGCCAAGGAATTGACGGCTTTCTAAATAGTCCATTGCTTGAATGATTAGGACTGCCGCTG